GGAGAACTTCAAAAAAATGGAAACAAATAAAGTTATCGAAACAACTTTTGTGGGGCTTGGGTCACGGATTTGCTACCACATCATGGCCGGTCAAGACCCCACCGAACACGGCGGCTACGTTCCATCGCTCATGGTGAGTGGCCGTAGAGGCCACTGCCCAATGTTGGGCCGGGGCGAATGGTCAATGCCGTGGGTCTGGGGTCAGACGTTAGAAGAGGCAGAGGCCGCTTGCGATTCGTACAACCGCAAACAGTTGGGCCTCGACTCTGATTCTGTCCAAGAAATAATCCTTTCAACAATGTAAGGCGGCATCGCCTCATGGCTCCCGCGTGGAGCCATGCACGATGCATCCCGCATCAATCTAATGGAGAACTTCAAAAATGTATTCGATTTGCAACCCGCCGGTTTCGGCAGATAGGCTAGCCAAGTACCTCGACACACTCCAACGGCAATCATATTTTCGGCACAAGGCCGTAGCCCTGTTGGAGATAATCCAACGCTCACCCAAGAGCGTTAAGTGCAACACACACCACACGATCATCGTTGACGCAGATATCATGCGTGAGATCGATAGCCTGTTGAAGGAGAACGGCAATGCCTGATCCCTACACTTCACTGCTGAATTCGATAAGCAACCGACTCACGGATGCTCGCAACAAAATAACGCACAAGCGCCAAACGACTCATGTTATTGAGGTTGAGCAACTGGTGCATGACTGCGAATCCTTAATGGCGTACCCAGTTGCAGATGAGTCCACTTGTCACGAATTTGTGCAAGTACTTGACGAGAGAGTTTCTGCGCGGAAGTTCACTGCAAAAACACTTACCTTGTTGAAGAGTCTCGACATTGGAGATTAGCAATGGCAAACAAACGGAAGCAACGCAAGCAACACAGGCCGTGGCCTGTCGTCCACACATCTACCATCGGCTACCTAATGTACCGAAACGTGAACGGCAAGGAAACATACGAATGGGTCAGCATCGCCCATCCTAACCGCCGGTTAACCCTTAACGATTATAGGAAATGTCATGACTAATTTTTTGGATATAGATGAGAAAGATATCACCGAGATGAGTGAGTGCCTAGAGGCCATGAAACAGGAAATAAACCCATCACAATTATTCGTCCTTTGGATCGTGATGGCCTCAGAACTGCTGAAACTGATGAATATTGTTTTAGCGGAAACCGACAGGGAAGGACTCGATGAGGTGGACATCTTCAAACTCGGAGCGATGGCGCTGTTTCAAATCAGCGACAGCCTTGATACCACAGATTCACCAACAACACTGCACTAGAGGCAACAATGATTAAATGGAAAAAAGCACCCGGCTCACCGCAATCCGGATTTTATGAAACGACCACCGTTCACGGAAATTTCTTTATCAGCCCGGTACTCTTAACGAGATGGGATAAGTTTGGGGCTATGGTGCAGAAACGCACAGCATACTCACTGTCGCACTTCAACACGACGTTAGGTGCGCGGGATGTCGGCGAGTACCACTCGATTAAGGATGCCAAGAAAGCAGTCGATGTTCTCTACCCAACTACTACAGGAAATTAAACTATGGCTAAGAAAAAAGTAAGCAAAGAAGAGAAGACTGTTATTCGTAAGGCTCCGCGAGAAGTGAAGGTTAACGAGGCCAAATTGGTTAAGGCGGCTCCGGCTCTACTACTCGCGCTGATGGATGCTACTTCTCTGTTGAGGGAGATACATACTGCCCATGACGCGGGTGATGATTTTGGTGACTTTGGATTGTATGACACGAGGGTTCTAGACACGGCAGAGGCCACGCTTAGATCGGTGACGAACAAGGACAAGGAACTAATCACTTGGCTACTTGCCGCCGATCATTATTAATCGCTCGAAATAACTTAACAGCCCCGCTCCGGCGGGGCTTTTTTTTTGAGATCAACTCCCCACCACCATGTCAACCCCTAGTGTCGCGTTTACGATATAACAGGTCGCTTCTAGGACAAAGGGGGGGTTGTATTCCGTAAGTGCTTGATTTATAATAGAAAAGTGGGATCAGGCTTTGATTCCACTCGTTCTTTGTCAATTTGGAAGTAGTAAAGGTGGGGCCGGGTTGTACCCCGGCCCCGTGATCACTCTATTCGTTTGGAGAACTTCAAGAAAATGATCAATAACATCTTTAAGTACGATGACGGTGGCCGCTCTGATGCGGGCCGTAAGGGCCACACAGGTGACTGTGTATGCCGCGCCATTGCAATAGCCGCTGACCTACCCTACAAGGAGGTCTACGACAGGTTAGCGCAGGGCAACGCCGCACAGCGCAAGTCCAAGCACACCGGGAAACGGCAAAAGTCTGCCAGCCACGGCATTATGGTAAAACGTAAGTGGTTCAAGGACTACATGGCCGAACTGGGGTTTGTCTGGACTGCCACGATGCAGATAGGTAGCGGGTGCAAGGTGCATCTCAAATCTGATGAACTCCCCAAGGGGCGCATTGTGACAACTCTCAGCAAGCACTACGCGGCGGTGATCGATGGTGTCCTGCATGATACCTATGACTGCTCCCGCGAAGGAACGCGGTGTGTCTACGGCTACTGGGAGATGGTGTAATGGAAAATCATCGCAACGATGGCTACACCAACGAGTGCATGGATACGCCCGAAAACCTTGCGCGACTCTTCAACCTCTACCCCGGCATCGAGTTCGGGTGGGATTTGAGCGACCCGGAGAAGTGTCCAAAGACGCACTGGTTCCTATCCTCAGAGAGGGGTTGGAACTCTGGCACTGATCTTATCAAGGAGATTAGCATCAGAAGGCGCGAAGATCGCGACTCTGGGATATTCGTTATAGGGTCAGCGGCGCTGTACCTAGTGCCGGGTGAGGCGGATCAGCAATATCATCTGAATCAAGGAACACCTCAAGTCGAAGGGGCGGTATTCATCTCTAGACTGCACTGGCCGAAGAGGCGAAAGTAACTTCAACCGGGCGGGGCCGAAAGGCTCCGCCTTTTTTTTTGACTACTTCAGGAGAAATCCACTACAGCAGTACCCAATTCTTGGCAGACACTTCCCGCCGCCGCGTTTGCGAATCGCAGACACTCCCTCATATCTTTCGTTTGACTAGCCGCCCAGACCCAAGCCGCCACTGCTGTATCGCCCGCGCCGGTTGAATCCACAATATCGACCCCATCTAATCTGTCCTGGACAAAATCCGAATCCGAAGAGAAGGCCATGCCGTCTGAGCCAAGGGTCAGTAGGATACTGTTTATCCCGAACTTGTTTCGGAGATTCTCACAACCAACCTCTATATTATCGGGATCGCCCCCGGCCAAAATATATTCGTGATAGTTGGGCGTGATAGTTGTTGCGCCCCGGTATCGCTCCCATGTGGATACCTTTGGGTCAACCACGATGGACTTACCCTCAGACATCCTGATGATGTCTGGGATGACATCTCCGAGATGCTTATTATAGTCGCTGATTAGAACTGTGCCGCACGGCTTAATTTCTTCTGGCAAGTACTTCAAGAGTACCTCGCCGCACTGTTTGAGTGTTTCCGTATCGACCCGCAGAACCTGTTGTTCGTTCACAAGATATCGCGCCTTCAAGGTCGTATGGATGGCATCGACTTTCTGGATATGACAATTAACCGACAGCAAGCACTCAATCAGGTTGGTTGAAAGACTGTCGCGACCTGTAACGCCCAGTAATGTGACACTCGCCCCTAGTGATTGGAGATTTAGCGCCACATTTCCCGCGCCACCGGCACAGTAAGTGGTGTTCTGGGGGGTCATAACCGGAACGGGGGCTTCTGGACTGAGCCGATTAGAGGTTCCCTGGACATACTGGTCGAGGATTAGATCGCCGACAACAACCACAGAAAAAGCATCCCCCCTAGTATTAATCTTACCATTTTGGCTCACGATCATCCCGCTATTTCCCCCTATGTTTACTGGTGTTTTTTGTTAAAGTACTTGACAAGATTTATCAATCAATTCTTGGGTTTGAATTGATGCTCCAAGCGTTCCAAGGATATTGGCTGTAACTTGTCTTGGGTTAATCCATACCCAGGGCCATGCCCTAAGTCGATGATGTTTTCCTTGGCGATGAGTTGATCTCTCGTTGCATACCCCACGATGTTGTATTCCGGAAAGACTCCGGTGACGAGCAGATAAATGTCAACTTCAGCATCCCTAGCGTTTAATTTCGCCAAAAGCCTACCCGTCTTATACCTAGTGGTTTTTACATCAATCTTGTACCCGTTATACGAAATATCCCACCCGGCATCGGGTTTCAGAACTAGGCTTGGGTAGGTGTTCAGCACCCGGCTCACCGCAATCTCCCCGCCTATACCGTCCTCATCAGTTTGCCACGATGGTTGATCGCCTATCTGCTGATCTTTCCTTCCAACAGCCCTAGCGATTTCATAGCGCATAAGGGCGAGGGTTTTACAAACAATCTGCTCCGCGCTGTTAAGTTCGATTTTCATCAAGCCACCCTAATATTGAACATGACCACTCGTTTGCAACCCTTGAACTGCGCCGACCAAGGCCGATCTAAGCATAATCTCTAACCGGGCCGTAATCTCATGCTGTCTACGGTTCACGGTAGAACTTGAGATACCGTGCTTTTTGCCCCACCAAGTACACGAATGATGCGGCCGCTCCCTTGCCCATGTCCGAACCGTATCGAAAACGAAATACTTATCCCAACCAAACTCTCTGGTCAACTTCTCTACGAGAATATTCGTAGCCGCGTTTGACCCACCAAGGAAATAGATTGACAGGATCAAGCATTCGTTTGGGGAACAAGCCCTTTCCACGGCTTTCCAGATATAAACCGCCTCTGCAAGTTTCTCCCACGGATTAAGCATGGGCATCCACTCGAAGCCGCTAGACTTTTTAGACATGGCATTCATACTTGGCGGCTTGATTATTGGGGTGTTCAACCGGCGGATTGACCATTGAATAGCATCGGTGGCGCTTGGGAATATGGTGTTATCCATGCAACCCCCGCTCGATCCATGCGAGAGCCGATCCGTCCTTTATCTGTTTGTCACAGACCCGGAGTACCGTGATCCCCAAAAGCGCGGCTTCGTTGTACTTTTCCGCGTCTTTTATGAAGGAAGAAGCCCTGTTATGCCGTCCTCCACCACTAAGCCATATGCCACCCTCGACCTCACAGGCTAGATTTGAAGTACTCCAGAAGAAATCGAACCGCCACTTCCGAGTAGGATGAAAGCGAGTTTCGCGTTCAGGTTCCGTCAACCCCGCCAGTTTGATCTGCCCGATTAGGGCTTCTTCTAAATCACTCATTGCTCTTATTTGAACCTCAAAAAAAAGCCCCGCCGGAGCGGGGTCAAAAAACTGAAGGATGATGATGTCAAAGGGGATTACTCCCCCGCCGTATTGGTGACTGAACCGTTACCGATTGCAGATCACCAAATTTTTCCTTCACAAGGATGACTAGATCACAGGCTTCCGGCATATGCTTTTTCATCCAGTTCCATTGATCTCGTTTGGTTTTGAACTTCCTTGTGAAATGTGTTCTTTCTTTTTCTTTCTTCCTTGGGTACTCACCCATCACCGAAACGGCTAGATCAAGCGCCAAGAGCCTTACCCATTTTCGTGTTCATAAGGTGAGCGCGACATCGATCTGACCAATCCTGTCGGCTCTCCCTTTCCCCTAGCCCTAACCCCATTTTCTCCAAGTTCTTGTAGAGCATCTTCAAATGGGGCCGGTCATATTCCTTTGTCCAGTGCCATGCACAAAGCATACCAACAGGGGTATGCTGAGAACCTTCATCATCACACTTAACGCATCTGGATGCCGGTTTTTCTTCAACGGGCTTTTCTTTCGGAGTTTCATCTGACCACCTTTCTTGGTTCAGCCATGTTGAACCGTTGCATTGATGCGGAAGGAACACGCCCGCTCTTTTGCGCGAGTACTCATCTGGGAATTCCCTGATAATCTTGTCACGATGCCTGTGTTGAGCATCAAGCCCATCCATAATTTTTTCAGCCGTTTGTTCCCAGTTGTCAATGCCGACCTTATTCAGCACCTTAAAATAAGACGTTCTGGCCGCTCCTCTACCGCGTTTGGGTTGGTACTTCGACCAGAATTTTGAAAACAAGCCGGTGGCTCGCGTTTCCTCTGCTTTAGTCTTTCCGATCTCTAACTTAGCCATGATTTGTTCCCCGTTAAACAATACCCCTTTACCTACGGATTTCTCCGAGTCGTGTGCTATCGGATAACTAGCCATTCGGCGGCTGACACGACCAACAGTTCTCGCCCGGACTCGCACGAAGGGTCACGCGGAAACTGGGTTTTCTTTTTCCCAGCCCTCATCCGGCACTCCCCCATTCAACCCTTGCAATCGGGGGGTCTAGGTCGAGGGCAACCTATATACAATATTCCCAACTTAGATATCTTACACTGCCGCATCCCACAATAACAGCGTCAATTAATGGTATAATTCCGGGGTGGCAAGATATAAGAATAAGAAGTACCTGGATTGGGTTCGCACCCAACCATGTGTGATCTGCGGGGAAGATGCTTGGGACGATCATCAAGTCGTAGCGCACCATGCCATCGCCATCCCCGGCCTTCAGATCGGCGGCATTGGAACCAAGGCTCCCGACACTCTCGCGATGCCTATGCACGTTAACTGCCATCGAAATTTTCACGATAACTTCCACCTATACAAACTGGATCAGCCAATATGGTTACTGACCTTCCTTCAGAAAGCCCTGACGAATTACCTGACCCAAACACACTGATTGACAAGAGGTTTCTGTCATTCGCCATCTTGGAGTGTTCGGATGAATTGATTGACCCTTTGATTATGATTCTCCGCAAGTACTTGGGAAGGAAACCAATGACAGAAGAGGAACACACAATCGCACTAATCCTTGCCGAAGAGGCGATAATAGTCGATGCGGAAGATAGGGAGAACCATTTAGGCTATGACATTAATCAATGATGATGCCGTGGAATTCGCGCTCAACTATTTGGCAACTACAGACGAAAGTTGTGCGGTGGCAAAGGCTTTGATGAAACGTCTGGATCAGAGCCGCAACACAGCCCGATCCTTGGCTATGTTGGATGTCGATGAAGACATCTCAAGGTACGGCAAAAAGATGACTGTGGCCGCAAAAGAATCCCTCGCGTACACCAGTAAGCGATATCAGGAGTGGCTGAAAGAATTTAGCGATGCCGTTGCCGACTACGAGATTCTAAACAACAAACGAGCGACTCAGGTAGCCCGTATTGAGGTTTGGCGATCAGAACAAGCAAACAGGAGAAGAGGAAACACATGAACAACAACATAGCACAGATTCCAGACCAATCAGATGACTACTTCCAAGACTATGAAGATGTGGAAATGTTCGATCAAGGAGAGTTTTCCATGTCACCAAATCACTCCCAATTATTTGCCGCGTTAGCAAAAGCACAGGCTCAAATCGAGGCGGCGGTTAAGGATAAAGTAAACCCGTTCCACAAAAGCAATTACGCCGACATCCACACCATAGGCCAAGCAGTCAAAGAACCGTTAGCGAATAACGATCTCTTCTATATGCAGATGTGGGAAAAGGGTGATTCATTCAATGAGGTGAAAATCCGCACGATGATCGGCCACAAGAGTGGCGAACACATCTGGTTCATCTGTTCGATGCGTGTGGCAAACCCAGAAGATATCCAGAAAACCGGATCGGCATTGACTTATGGAAAACGCTACGCCCTTTCTGGCGCACTGGGGGTTACAAGCACTGAGCGCACGTTAGACAAGGACGCGAGTGACCACATCCCAACTGCGGCAAAGGTAGTTGTTTCTGATAAAGAAGTTGAAAAGAAGTTACTGACCGCAAGCAAACGCGGAGAGATTAGTTTGAATGCGGCTTGGAAGAAGTTGACAGTCGAAGAACGCAGTAACTTCCCACCGACAGAGTTCACGAAATTGAAAGAGGTGGCAAGAAATGGAAGTGGAACAAAGAAGCCCGGAGTGGTTCGCTCTCAGGGAAAACCGGCTCACAGCCAGTGATTTCGCGTCAGCGATAGGGTTGCAAACCGCGTATGATTCAAGGGCCGGGTGTTGGAAAAAGAAAAAGGGGATAAAGAAAGTTGAAGTTAACGAGTGGATGGCATTTGGAACCAATAGCGAAGGCGAGGCGAAGTTTGCTTACGAGTCTGTATCTGGTGACATCTCTTATGATCGGGGCTTTATTATCCATCCTCGTTTCGATTGGTTGGGTTGCTCTCCTGATGGTGTTATCAATAAGGTGGTGTGTCACGAGATTAAGTGCCGTATGCGAGAACCCTTTAACGAAATTCCTCTCAAGTACTTTCCACAAATTTTCGGCCAACTGGCCTGTGCTGAGATGGACGAATGCCACTTCCAATCATGGTCACCACTCGGACAGAGAATCTGGTCAGTTAAGTGGAATCAAGAGTACTGGAACTGGATGTTCCCCTACCTCGAAGAATTTTGGCAGTTTATGACGGATGACATAGAGCCTCCAAGGAGAACACGGATTGCATACCCAGACATCATCGAAACAACCATCCTGTACTAATTGCACGAATTTCTGTGACGTTTTGTACCCGGATGACACTTTCCCTCGGTATATTTATCACACAGGGCCGGAAAAGACAGCCCAGAAAAAAGGATTTTGCGTAAAACACGACCACGATATACTGGTCACTAACCCTTGTATGGCATGGAGAATCAATGAGCAAACCACTTAAAGATAACCGTTTCACTTTGGCAAAGGCGAAAAATAAGACAGAAGATTGGCAGTCTGACTACAGCGGAAAAGTGAATGTCACTTGTTCCAACTGTGGAGAGTCCGTGCATGGATTCCTAAACGGCTACATAGAGAGTAATGATTTTGGAAAGTATTTCTCCGGGCCGGTAAAGCATTTCGTGCCGACTATAGAAGTCCCGGTTGAGGAGATTTCACAAGCCCCAGAACAAAACGATGAAGATATCCCGTTCTGATGTTAGGGCTTGGTAAGCGAGGTAAAATCTGGCACATCCACAAGGTCGTTAAGTGTGGATCAAAGCAGAAGGTTGTTCGTGGAAGTACGGGTACGACTAACCAGAAAATCGCACAAGAAATAATGGATGCGATGATCACAGAAGCCCGTGAGCAGATGCTGTACGGTAAACAGGGGAAGTGGACGGTAGCGCAGGGATGCGCCCGTTATTTGGTGGAGAGGAAGGATAAGCAGATCGGTGATGCATTACTGCATACGGGAATTATAGGGAAGTACTTGGGGAAAATTGAGATGCGCTATGTGCATATCAACCACCCAAACGTGCGGCAGTTGATCGAAGATAGGCTTGGTGAAGGGCTGAAGATCAGCACAGTAAATCATACGCTAAAGGTATTGCGGAAGATTCTGAATGATTCCAGTAAAGTGTGGCGAGATGACGATGGACTGCCGTGGTTAGGTTCTCCGCCGCTGATCAAACTTCTATCAGAGGATGATCGGCGCAAGCCTAACGCCACGCCAGATGCGGCGAAGGGTCACGCCCTGACCCGTCAGGAAGAAACTGAGTTGTTCAGCCACCTTCCAGATCGGTTGTCAATACCTATCCGGTTTGCACTGCACACCGGCCTTCGGATGAGCGCAATCGTGCAACTGAGGTGGGAATGGGAAGTGGCGATTCCTGAGTTGGGGGTTTCCGTGTTTGATATCCCGCCCCGACACATGGGTGAGGATGTCCGGGGAACCAAGAATGGTGAAGGCCATCGCATCGTGCTGAATTCGATTGCTCTGTCGGCAGTCGAACAAGCGCGAGATGATCACACTGAGTTTGTGTTTACGCGGATATTGAATGGTGTGGTCGCTCCATATGCCATCGAAGAGGGATTGCACACGGATGCGTGGAAGAGGGCTGTTAGGCAATCTGGATTACGAGAGTGCCGTGGCCCCAGAGCGCACTTCAGAGTTCACGACCTCAAACATACCTTTGGGAGCCGTCTAAGGGCTATGGATGTGGACTTCGAGGATCGACAGGACTTACTGGGCCATAAGAACGGGAGCGTCACAACGCTGTACAGCGCCGCTGAAACAAACCAATTGCTTTCAAAAGCGGAGAGAGTCGTGGAGTGGTACGGGGTGAAACCAAAGTTAGTGGTTCATGCCTCACACACCCAGACAAACGTAGGAGCGGTATATGCCTAGCACCAAAGGAAAAAAGTTATGAGCAAAACCCTGGTAGAGTTTAAGAAGTTTGATGTTGCAAACCCTCAGTTTTGGGAGTCATTCAAATCTTTGACTTTATCAGCGATAGACCGGGGCCGGACTAGATATTCCGCTCGGACGATATGGGAAGTGATGAGGTGGCATACCACGGTAGATTCCGGCGGTCAGTTCAAGTGTGAGGATTGTTGGATTCCGTTTTATTCTAGGAAGTTTATGGCTGTATTCCCACAGCACGATGGATTCTTTTCAACCAAGGCAGTCAATTACACTTACAACGAATAAACTTCCTAGTGGCGACCCCTAAACCTTCTCTTTCTCTCCAACAACTAGAAGAGGTTATGATCGAACTCCGTGACGGAGCCTCTCACACAGTGATTGCCAAACAGTTCAAGATTTCCAAGGCTTTGGTTCACCAGATCAACGAAGGTGAAAGAAGATGCTACCGTGTAGACGGGATGTTGTACCCAATCAAAAACAAGAAAGAAGAGAGGCGTTTGGAAGATTTAGAATTTCGGAATAGAGAAAAACCTGACGAGCGGTATTTAGTCACAGTAAATCATCCAAAACACCTGTGGAGGTTTCTGGGGAGGTAATTTTATGACTTACCCCCAGTGATAATATCCCACTCAATTTCAGTGGCGTACTCACTGGAGTCGCGTACCTCGACTTCCTGTTTCACTTCTTTAGGCATCATGGCGACAGCAATTCTGACGTAGGTTGAGATGTCAGATTCCCGCACCTTCTGTATTGCCGCATCACCGTTTTCCATCCAATCGGCATAGAAGGCATCGACCAACGCCTCAGACATCCGATCTCTTGATCCCCGTGGCCGACCCTTGCGGTTTATTCTAGGGTCACCCTTTGTAAAAGGTTTCCCACCCCGTGGCTTTCCCGCTAAATTCATTTCAACTCCTCCGGCAGAAATTCAGCCATCTCTGCTCGAAATTCATGTAGTTCTATTGGTGCATCTGAGAAGGCTCCTTGCTCGCTGAGTTTCTTAAAGCAAACTGCCAATTTCGAGCGCATGGTCTTGGCATTTAGTATGCACTGTTGAAATTGCCCAACAGATAGCATCTTCACAGGCGCTAATTTCATTCTTTTGCTATATCCCATATCCGTATTTCTCATGGAGAAATGTGTTGAGTTCGACTTTCTCATATTTTCTGCAAAGATATCGATACGACAATTCCATCATGTCGTAATCTCCATTCTCGACATCGTTAAGCATCACAACCCCACGCCAAGTTTCTTTGGCTTGCGGCCCCAAATATTTTTCGCTGTGAAGATATCCTGACCCGCAAATAAGCATCCTCTGGACATCCCCTGTGGGGGTGGATCGTGCGGCCACAAATTTCCCCTGTCGGTGGCCCATCACTCCGCTTATCCCAATGTTCTTCAGAAGGGATTCGGCTGATCCGCCGTAGGCTCTGCCGGTGTAGGCGTTGTAGTAGTAGTGGGTGAAGTGGACTCCACCGATTCCGAAAACCTCTTTGAATGGGTGAACAGTCCATCCACCTGTATCCAGAGTGTCGAGGGATAGGAACTCATCTAGCACCACGTTATCCTCGCAGTAGCGTCTGATTCTATCTTCGTGGTTGCCGTGCAGTAAATGGAACTCTGGTGAATTACGCATTCCTTTTAGGGCTTGCCAAAATATTTTCATGGCCTCATCACCGGCACGAATATCTTGCAGTACAGTCTTGTTCTGGAGTTCCTTTTTACTGGAGTAACTAGAGAGGGACGGCATATCCCAGTGATCCCCTAGATGCACAACGTGTGTAGGCTTGTACTCCCTTATCGATTTCGCTATCCACTTGAAGTGATCTAAGGGAACGTCTGCTTTAACTTGGGTGTCAGGAATTACAAGTATCTTGATCAACGGGTTCTCCACACGTTAATTTCTTGAGAAGAACTTCAACAGAAACAACCATACCTTTAGGTATTCTATTTAGTCCACCCCAAGCCCCGGTATCAGGCAAGTGAGAATTCGCGAGGATATAAAAATCGGTTTTCTTACTTGGCCTTTCAACTAGGTATCCCACAGTGTAGATGATCCATGAAGGATTCTTCTTTTTATAGTCGGTAAGATTCGTCCAACCCGCACATTCATCAGCGTCTACCCAACCAATTTTGCACAGATCATGTCTGCATTTCACTTATCCTTGCCCTTGAACTTTATCGGGCCGGGTAATAACCATGAAAAAATCATTGGAACTAATATAATCAGAACTAAACCCCACCCGCCTACGGCTACTAAGTCCCCAAGCAGAGTCCAAAAATTATCTGGCGCACAACTATTCATTCCTTCCACTCCTTTCATTTTCGTATCCATCAGGAGGTCTGCACCCACACTGGTCACAAAGGCAGACCCCGTAGCGGCCAGAAGTACAGGAGCAGTCCCAGAGGTCGCAATCCCCGCAATCGCACCGGCCCCAAGAGCCGCCCCGCTTACCACTGTCGCTTTTTTTATCGATGCACATCCCACTAACAACCCTAATTGTAACCCACAGAAGACCACATTCTTAGTCTTTGAACTCATTGTGAAATGCATCAAAATATTTCCGATCTTGCTTTTCAACTTCCTTCTCCCCCCCGAATCTCCAAGAATTCAAAAACGCTTGGGGGTCTTCGTGGCTCTGCCCCCAAACAAGTGCAAGAAGTTTCTTACCAACTTGCTCATACAATTTTCTGTCAGCGGAGCCTGAGAGATCACCCTCACCACCGTAGTCATACTTGGACTCGTAACCCTCGCGATCTGGCTCGTTCCCGAACTTTAGAAACAGTTCCCCCTGCCTGATAAATCTTTTGACGTAAGAGGATTCAGACTTGGTAAGTTTCAAGTCATCCTTGGCTAATCGCATCAGACCAATCGTTATCTGGAGTGGGCCGTATGCAGATGACCCGCCCTCCGGAGCGTGTCGGGTTCGGATAAAGTGACTTCCGATAAATCTTGACATCCCACGGAACTCTGCCGCATTTACGGATTCATAAAGTTTATCTTCGATAGTCTTTTCTTTAGGGCCGTACTGGCTTTTGTATAGAGCCTTCTGCACTGCCGCGACATCGTAGTCAGTTTCAACACTTGCATCTGCTTTAGCATCACGGATTATGTACCCCGACCCCTCGCTCTGCTCGTACTCCTGTCGCATTTTTACCAACCCTTCTGCGCTCTTGTTTTTTAGTTCGATGTACTCATCGATCCTTTTGCGCTTCTCGTCTGGACTCATTTCGAGATCATCGTATACAGCGTCCGTGTGTTTCCTGATTTTCCCCAGGTACTTCCGCATAGTTTCATACTTCTTACGCCACATGATGGTCTTGCCATTTTCGGCTAACCATTCCTCGAACTCACCCTCTGCGCCATTGGTGTTGGCAAAATCTTTGTACTCTAGCCAGAGCGTCTGCATATCCTTGTACTGCTCCCAGAACACATTCACTTGGGCATTACCTTTCAGTGGCCCCTCTTTATAGAATGACGACACAGGTGCAACACCCCAGAGATTCATCACACCGGGCTTGGAATCTCCAAACCGTGCAGTTGGCTCTGGCGTATCATCACCCAGTACGATGTCACCCCATCCGGCAATGGTCATACCCAACCAACCGAAGTAGCCACGGATAAGGTGATCGATCTGTACTGGAGAAAGCGCGGTATCACCCGGTTGGTAGTCAGCCAAAAACGCAGATGCGGCCTTGGCAAGTTCAGAAGAGTTTTGACGGAACCGCTTATGCTTGAGTTTCCCAGAAGCCACCCAACCCGGCGATTCGATGTTCTGATCGCGGAACGAGTCGTAATTCAACCCCACCTCAAGAATTGGTTTGAACGCTTGGAAACGCCAATCGAATGCCAATTGATCCCTCAAAATATTGAAGACGCGGTTAGCAAAGAAGGCGGGTGACACGCTCTCATCAATAAACATCTGGGTCATTCTCTGACCGATAGATGCGATGGCCCCAACCTCGAATGGCTTGGGGAGCAGGAACCACCTTTCTTTATCGCCGGGAATACGGACGGGCCAGAATGTTTCCTTGACAAAATCTGGGAGATTTTTATAGTCCTCATCATCGTCCATGCCCAGTTCATACAATATAGATGCGAGTGTTATAGTTCCGACCACCTTTATGAACTTAGCCCGTTTCTCTTCTTCTGTACCGGAGCGGATAAGTTTGTGCGTTCCAACAATTCTGGCATTTAGAAAAGCCACACCATTTGTAAGGTATTGGACAACAGGGAAACTGCCGCCCGATGAGAAGTTCAGAAGATCACGGGCCTCGAATGAGGCTTCGAGATGGCCGATCTCATCGACTTGCTGTAGGTACAAGGCAACGCGGTTAGCGTTCTCTAGGCGGTTACCGACCTCCCCATATTTATCCCATCCCTTACGAATAAAGTTCATTGCCTTACCCGTAGTGTCGAGAACTTGGTTTTTTAACTCTTTCTCGTTGCGTGGGAGTCCTTTATTCGTGTACTTCAGTAGTCGCCTTATCGATGAAGGATCGTCATGGAGAAAGCCAAAGTGGAAGGCTCCACCAGAGGCTATGAGGCGTTGATAGATGGGATCATGGATACTGGCCCGCGACATACCCTCTGTGACGTTACCAAAGATGTTGTAATTGAGATCAGACACGGCAACCGAATGCAGGGTGTCACGGATAAGGTTACGCACTTTGAAAGCAGGGCTTGCCGTTACAGTGATAGTCAGCATCCTCTTGAAACTGCTCATCGCAGAATTGAACATCCCTGTCGGGCCTTGCCAATTCAACTGCAAGAGGGATTCAAGCACGAAGTGGTCGTTTATCTCATACCACTCTTTCTCGCCATCTCGCATGACGTAAACCATATTGTCGTACTTGTCCGTTTTCGATCTGGTCTTGCCGTAAGATACTTCCGACCCTTCTTTCTTATCAAGTAGTCGAGCAATACCCGCCTTCACAGCCGCCTCTACAGAGGCTACGCCCGCCCGGTTCTTCATCGAGGCATTCAACAGGCTGTGCCAATTCATCATCAAGTTGTGAAGAAGATCATGGGTCTTTAGTTCACTCCCCTGCAAGCCGTGGATAACACTACGAAGGTTCACAGCATCGTTGTTCATTGCTGGGCCTCGGATGTGGGTCTTCCCTTCCTTCTCAAACTCTCGGAAGAATGGTAGGTAAAAATCAGTCAGCAGTGCCATCCGATCCTCTTTACCTATAATGCCCGCATTCATGGCGAGATCGATAATGCTAGATTGGAATTTTGACAATTCCCGCATCGTCTGCGCGAAGAGAAGAGTTCTACTCTTCCCAGATATTGTCGTACCCTTACCAAGTCGCATCATCTTTTTTCTGTCCTCTTTGGTGAAGAACTTTTCGCGACCCTCTGGATGTTCAGCCGTAGGTTTAGACAGATGCTCGGCACGGTGACCCGCCATCCAAGTTAGAAATCGATCTGTTTCCCCCTCAAGACCTTCAAGAATAGTCATCAAACCCCTGCTGTTCTCGTCAAGGGCGTAACCATCAAACTCCCCGTTACGGGTCATCTCTTTCGGCCTACCGTACTGAAGGACAGCGTGTAACAGCCCATCAGCACTGTCGGAGAGATGCATCATCTTCCATGCACGTTCACCGTCATTGCCAAGAGTGTTCTTGATGGACAGGTAGCGATCCGCTACCCCTTGTCCGAACCACAATTTTGGATCGCGCCGAAAGTTTTCGTAGGCTTGGCTAACGTGGCCGGGTTCAGCCTTTCCAGTGGCCTTCTGTATCACTGCCTTGTCTGCGGCATCAAGGTCGTGCGTAGATTGACTCGGCAGGGAGTAGCGGTATCTCCCATGTGGACTCTGGATAGGGGTGACAGGGCCATCAGGTAAGTAACCGTTTTGGATTGCTATATCCTCGGTCATCACAATACGTCCCACCGTCTGCTTGTCTGTCAGTTCTTCCGCTAAGATAAACTGATCCCAGGTCTGATGTTCTTTTAGGTGGCGAATGAAATAGTTTGCCGGGGGCTTTGGCCCCATGCGGAAGTCAGCCCACAGGCTCAGTGCGTGTTGTTTCTTCAACTTTCCCTGTTTGAGAAGTTTGATCCCCTTCTGGAAATCAGCCTTCATCTGCAACAGGGTGTACTCTTCATTTTTCGTAGTCACGCCCATGTTGTAGATGTCCACGACAGGGCCAAGCATCAAACCTTTAATCTTGTCGATTGGCTCAAAGCCGAATCGATAAACCAACATCGTGCCGCTCTTGCGTTCCCTGATCCGAACCACTCTCTCGCTTTTAGAGAACGCTCGTTCATCAAGGCTGAAGTCGATATCCATTGTGTGGTCACTGTTCAAATCTTTGAATATCGCTTCGAGAGCCTGAGTCGCTTCCCATAACTTGTTCTTGGCCTTCTTGTTAGCATGGTCTTCAACAAGAGGGCTTGAGAACTCAGCATCTTTATGGCGGTTCGATACCTTACGGGTTGGGTTAGCCGGGAAATCTCGATAGGCCGCATCAGGGCGGCGCACCATGTTCATCACCAACTCTACGAACTTAGGATCAGTGTCGCCAACAGCCGCCATCACCCTTGAACCTTCCAGTGACTCAGCACGGAAGCGTCCTTTCATCGACTTCCTCAATGCGCCTCTGGTGAGAGCCTGAAGGTCTGCGGGCGTTATATTGATTCCCTCGAAGTGCTTGGAGAGAAACACCATAATGCGGCGATACATCTCTTCGATGATCCCCATGTTCGAGGCTTTTGGGTCTTGCGCTATTTTTGCCAGAACTTCTTCAAGAAAGTCCTCGCTGAACTCGACCATCTCCCCGGACTTCAACATACTTGCGTATATCTCTTTCACTTCGGCAAAGTAAGGGGCCAGTTCATCACTGGTACGGCGGTTCAAAAGATCACTGAGGATGCCAGAAAATGCCTTGTTGCCGATCATCCTCTTCAAGCCAAAGTGAGTTCCGACCTCATGCATCAGAACACCACTGGCCTCTCCCTCTCTGATATTCTCTGCGATCAGATAAGAGATGCCTGTGGTTTCGTCATAGATACCCTCATGGGTTTCGTAGAGTTCTTGGATGTCAGCCGGTAGTTCAGTGACGTTGGATATAATCTTGAGGATGCCTTGAGCCTCAAGACTATCGATGTTCTTTTTGCCCCATCTCTTATTGAGTTCACTTCTTGCACGGCCAAGAAAAAACCCGCCATCAGCGGGTTTCTTGAGGGGGATACTGGCCTTTACATCCGGTAGGTCAGTGTTGAGTGTGTCGAGTACTTCCTGATCCCATAGTACAAAATTTCTAGTGTGCGGTATGGAGGTGTACTTGAACTTGAGTCTGCCGGATTCAATAACTGCTGAACCCCAAGCAACCTTCTCTTGATATTTCTTCGCGTACCCGCGAATCGTAGGGGCGGCATCTCCCTCCTCCAACGCCTCCATGAGTTCGTTATTAAAGGCCAGTTCAGACGCTCCAAAATTCTGATACGCTTCGAGCATCTCCTGAGTGGTGCGGGTTTCGCCTTCGTTTTCTTCTGAGTACTCTAAGAGAAATGAGGTGAGATGCTCTGCAAACCACAGTCTGGTATCACGGTTGGGGGATACTCTCCTACCCTTCTTTGGCCCCCAAAAACTTTTAAAGACTTTATCATCGATCAGTTTCATCCTTAACAGTTGCTTTGGCATCTCGCCATCGCGTCTAAACCGACTCGCTTTCTTCTTAACAATCTTCTTCCCGGCGGAGTTAAAACGAGGGACTGCCGCCACATCTACCCCGTCAAGTTCTACATATATCTTGAATCTTTCGGTAGAGCCTCTTCTGGACACATTGTCCAAGTACTTTAAACCGCTAATCCCTCTGGATAAAAGCCATAAGGACGCTCTTTGCTGATCCCCAAGTTGTCCTTCATACTCTTCTTCGAGTATTGGAAGACCTTCCCCCGCTTTTACTGCCATGCGGTAGAGTTCCTGGCCTGTTACATTATCGATGCTATCGAAATCCATGCCGTGTTCATCAAACCACTCTTCTAGGCTTTCGTCATTAAATGCTACGCCAGAACTATTCGCGAATTCCGCAAACGCCTCAATCAAATTCACAGGTTGGGCGCGTTCGTCAGAAATCTTCGCATCCCAATCTAACAGCCGGTCTATATCTTCCTCGCTTATGTCTACCGTGTAGAGGTTTGATTTGGATTCTGTAGTAACTTCACCAATGACACTAGGATCGGCTCTGGCTTCTTCTGCTAACTTTAAGACTTCTTGGCGAAAAGACTGCTTTCTCGCCTGTTCATCTTTGTTCCGCCACCCTGCAAAGACAAGATTGGTGTAATGCTCTATGGTTTTATCAATAGCCGCTTGGTGCTTTGTGATAAATATACCGAGGGAAATGGACTCTTGATCGTTCCATTTAGACTGTGGTAGGGATAACAGGTTAATATTCCTGAGTTCAAATCTGTAATGCTCGGAGAGCGCATGGTGCGGATTTTGGGAGTCGGCCTCTACCCCATCTACATACGTTGTTCTTTTCTCATTACTTCTTTTGTACCATTGGGCAATTTTGAGAAGTTCAGCAAAATAGATGCCCCATCCGTATGCCTGTGCGCCTTCTCCAGTACCAATGAAGTCAAGGTTAAATTTGCGGCCCTTTAAGTCAGCCCCGGTTCCGTGGTGGGCAAAGGATGCCCGGACTTTCCCCTTGGGAGGCCCATCATCAACCAGAATGTCATCAAGAATGCGTTGATCCCATAGGACGATGTTATTGGTTACTTCATCCCCCGGATGCGTATACCTAACGCCCGGAATTCCTATCTTTCGCAGATACTTGCTTGCTTGTTCATGGCCTCCAAGTGACGCACTCAGCCAAGAATAAATATCGCCCCCACTTCCCGGTTCACCTTCGTATCCAGAGTTGGGTGCGCCCGTAATTTCCGCAATGTCTTTTGCGTCTTCGGGAAAATCTTTAAGGATTTGTTTTACGAGATTATCGGAAGGATTAACGGGGGCGTTCCAATCCAATAATTTCTCAATTGTGGGGTCTGGGATATCAACGGTGTGTACCTTAGATGGAGAATCTAGCCCTCTTAAAATCTTGATTACTTCATTAGCCTTCGCAATATGCGAATCTTCGTACTCATTCTCTTTCGTGTACTGCTCGGCTAATATCTCGGCATCTGAATGTAATAGAACATCCTCCCAGACTGCGGCCAATTCCCAATCACCGTTGTTTTGGGCAGACTCGTAATTCTCCATAGCGACATCTTCAAGTCCAAAGTCGCGGGGAGAGTAGGACGAGGCAACATCCCTGTCTTGTGAGAAATATATCCCCCAACCATATTGCTGTACCCCCTCACCACTGCCTACATAGTCGAGGTCAAGACGGTTACCCTCTAATTCTTTTCCTGTACCGTGGTACGCAAGCGCGGCGCGGGTTTTCCTCTTAGGAGGCCCAGTAGCAGGGGGCTGTTCAAAGTCTATGCCTTGCTGTTGGGTTTCCGCGATGTTTGCGCCGTACTGTTGGGCGAGTTCAAGGAAGGCATCGCGTCTGTTATCAACGAATGTGAGTAGATCGGAGAATCCTTCTGCGCGAATGCGATCCCTGATACCCTCTCCAAGTGAGTCTTCAACCCAGTTGTGGGTGAGCGTTTCTGTTTTGGATACGAAGAATTCTGTTTGGATTCCATATGTTTTCCCGAATTTTGCTTGTAGCCGACCCAACCGGCGGGCCAACTGACTTTTACCAAGTGAGTCGTTGTGGATGATGTATTCAAAATCTGAGATACGAATCAGTGTTGAGTCACGCCCAACAACCCGCTGTACCTCTTGATTTAGTTTTCCGAACTGCGAATCGGTCAAGACTTTAGAGGACTTGAGATGGCCCCCTAGAGATGTGGAGTCAGAATCCAGGTTGAGAGAACTGTCAGGTCTGGAGTAGGTGACGGAATCCTGTCCGTAGACGAGCATCGATGCCAGAGAGTAGACGCGGGCGATGATGTCGTTATCAACAGATGGGGCTAACTGGAAGATATTCGCCGGGGTGACTCCCCCTTCTTTTCCAACAGCGCCTACCTTCCCTTTTTTGGCGTATACACCAGTGATCTTTGCGAGTAGTGCGTCTGTTACACCCCCCTTTCCCGCCAGATGGCGAAGAATACTTGAGGCTGACGCATGGAACTTTCTTAAAGTTCTTCCTTTAAGTCTGGATACCTTGCCCATTCCGGGCGCGGAAGAACTTGGCTTAGTCCCTGTTACGATATGGTGACGCGGAGCGGGCCTTGATGTATCTCGGCTTGCTTTGGTTATGTTGGCCTCGTCGTGGAAGCGTTGAACCCCGCGCTTTAGCGAAGTCAGTTCACCCTTCTTCCAATCACCAAGGCTCTGCACTTGCTCAAGGTACTGGTCAAGGCCCGCCGCGTCTATCTTTGTCACCCCACCATCACGGTTGACGAAATTCTCTTCAATCCGCTGTAAGGTTGTTGCTACTCGGCCTTCCGGGGCCGTTCTCTTTTTCTCTCTATCTACTACAGCAGAAAGTCGGGTTCTTTCACTCTGGCGCTCTGATGCTCTCTGGGCATCCGCCGCCACTTCAGTCTTCTGTTCTTCAACAAAATCAAGGTACTCGTCTACCGTGTAATCCTGAACCCTGACCGTTCCGAACCCGTACTCATTTCCGGCGTTATCAATAAGCACAAGTTCTTTATTCTTATTCTTACGGGCTAATTTAGCCCCTAGTTTTTTCAGGACAACATTAACCGCCTCTAACTGGTCAGGTTTCTCCAGGGCATTTCTGTAGTCATTGATATCTCGCTTGCGGGTATCTAGCGTTCCAACAACCTTACCTCTACCCTTTTGCGTAGGAACTTTGTTCCGCGTGATTACCCGCGCCAGAGATATTGCAGTAACTCTTTTGCCGTCCTCTGTTTTGGTGTTCGCACCCTCTCTAAGTGTACCCGCCGTTAGAAGGCGTGAAGCCTTTCCTTCATTCTCGCGAAGGGCGACTCTGCTGAGTTTCTTAGGGTCAGTTTTCTTTGAGTCTTCAACTTCTACTTCCCTATGCCCTGTATCGAAATCCCCCTCATACTGACCAAGTTGTTCCTCTTGGGTGATCTGCCCGGCGCGAGTTGCCAAAGCATCCCGCAAAGGGGATTCCCCCTTAGTCTCCTTTGGGGTTGGTGTTAGTTCTGCCCGCTGTAGGTTGTCAACACGGACTACCAGTTGGCCTTTAGTGTGATCCCCACGCGAAACAATATCGTCTACCGGAACAGTAATACGGACTATGTTTGAGTCGGGTCGTGCGGTAACTCCGTTTCTATCAAGACTGCCGACAACATAACCAGTTAAATTGCTTATTGTTGCCGGGGTAGATCGCCTTGCCTGTTCGGCTTTGAGCGCATTGAGGTCAGCAAGAGGTGCGCCGCCATTCTCTAAGGCTTTAGTATTGCGCTCAACAGTTTTGATGGCACTAATAATTTCCTCATCGGTAAATTCGGAAACTGGCGCATCACGGTCAACGCCATATCGCTTTGATGTTTGGTAAGAGGGGTCTAGTGGATTTCTTGAAAGAAGGGAGGAGTTATCAAGGGTGGCTTCTGAGCCATCTTCGTCAAGGACAATCTTGGTTCCTTTTTCATTTTCACTGATAACTTTAGTGCGGATGGGTTTTCCATCATCGGTGTAGACCGTGATGTACTCGCCGGAAATATTTGCCGCTTGTGCGACAGTGGAGGTT